CGTTGTTTACAATCGAAGACATATCATCATTAAGCTTTTGAACAGACTTCCCAATATTTTGATTGGTATCATGAGCTTTCTTTTGCATGGCCATGTTCTTCATGTAATCAAATATTTTATTGCCAAACGTCAGTGTATCGTTTTGTTTTGGGTCTTGCGGATAATAAGTCATACCAACAATTCTAGTATCAATATCAACACCTAATCTATCTTTGATTAGCCCGCTATTGCCAACTTTGACGCTGTTAATCTCTGATAATTTTGCTCCATGCTCGAATTCTGCTCGTTCCATCGTGTACTGAATAATTGGATAGTCTTGTAGTTGACTTTTTAAATAGTTCAGTAACGAATCATTGTCAGTAAAACGTTCATCTTGTATTGTAGGTGCTTCTTTAATGCCCCATAGTTTTGATGCTGGACTAACATATTCAGCTGTTGCTTTGTACTTGCCATCATCATCTTGTTTCCCAAGACCTTTAATTTTAGTACGAATATTACTGTAATCTTCTGTCCAAGCTATTTTTGACGCATTGTATCCATCAACAAATACAAACTGATCTTCTTGACCAATTTTCTTGTATATATGGATAGTGTAATTATCAAAATAGAATTCAAAACCAAAATCATCTTTTAAAGTATTCATAAACAAACTATCAGCAAAGTCTCCACCAAAGCCATCACTAAATGAGTAGTTTTTAAAGCTGTCATGAATAACATACTTAAAATTAGTACCCTGAGTAACAAACTTCATACAGCTATCTAAACTCTGAGTATTAGTTAATCTATCTTCTACATATTTGTCATGTAAATCAGTGCCTACATGAATAGCAGATACTTGGTAACTGCGCCGGTTACCCAATGAAGTTGGATTAACATTAGTTAACCTAAATGTTTGCGATATTTCTGGCACATAAATAGTTGTTTGTGGTGACATCATCAGTGCGGCAATTTTATTCTGTGTGCTATCATCAAAACTAAAAGACGATGTGCTTAATTCATTAATATTTTCTGTCACAGACAAATTATAGACAACGATCGGTGTATTATCTGGTAACGATTGTTTTGCATATACTACATTTGCCATCAATAATAAAACCTCGTTATGAATTGAATCGTGAAGTTATTTGAGCCGATAATTTCTATATCATTATTCCCGATTGCATAGTCTAAAAATTCTCTATTAGATAACTCATTGCCCAACCTTTGTACACCATTTACGATTGGAACAAGCCCTATTAATTTAAATTCATCACTAGATGTAAGTTGTTTTAAATATTTAAATTCTTGTCCGGTTGTATTGTTCTTAATAGTTAGTCCATTTGGTGCATCCCCTTTGAACACAACTTTTACAGGTCGCTCACTGGCTAGCAAAGGAATAATAGATGGATTTAATATCGTAAATTTATTTTGATTACTAAATTGATATCCTGTAGAATCTAGCGGAATACCCATACCAATACCATAAGTACCACCATCGAATGTGAACGGATCTAATGTCGTTGCTGTACTTTCCGCCAAACCGTCATAACACACCAAATTAATAGCGACATTTTTAGCTTTCCAGAAGTTACCTAGTCTTGGATAAGTAAATGAATCAGCTACTACTTTCCATCTCAGAAAAGGTGTCCGCATATTGATTACATAAAAAGGCTCTGTGCTGCTGAATATTCGCAACACCTTGAGCCTTTGTAATTCATAATCATAGTTGTCTCGAGCGGTTACATCAAACGTCAATGGAATTGACATCTGTTGAATCTGTGTATCAACTAATTCAGCGCCAAACTTTCCAATCTGATTGTAAGTATGTTGAAAATTAGCAGATGGCGGGTCAAAGTTAATGACTTTAATACCCTCTTTTTCCAAGTCGTAAATTGTGCCATCACGCCTTTGGATAATTATTTCACCTTGATATTTAGTAGGCATAAGTATTACCAGTCCTTTGTCCTTTCATCTGTATTTCTTGGTTTTGCATGACTTGAATTTTAGGATAAGTAGCACGTGCAACTTCTCCACTATCCATAGTGATTACCATGTGAACATCACCTGATAAATCAATGCCGCCATTACCGTTAAATTGACCACCATGTCCTGCAATGGCTGGCTGTTGTGCAACGATTGATTGCATACCGCTTTTAGCACCTTTAACAACCTGAGCAAGCTTTGCTGACAGACTATTTGGTGCTTTATTTGCTCTTGCAATAATTGCTTCACTAATATGCTGGTCTGCTGTGCTTCTAGCAGGATTAATTGCTATTTCTGGTTCGCCTTTTATTTCAGCAAATACACTAGGTTGATTAGCCCAACCGCCATTTTCATAGCCGTGTCCTTGACCCAAGAATGATAAATCAGAACCATATCTGTCTTTTGCATAAGCCAATCCAGCAAGTATATTGTCATAACCGTTCATTATATTATCGTGTCCTGGCTGTTTATAGGCATTGAATGTCCCTGGCTTAACTTGCATCAAACCAGTGGCATTACCATCAGCTAATCCATCATTACCACCAATGGCTTTTGCATTACCACCAGATTCAGTCTGTATTTGTTTCAATATCTTTTGAACCATTGATCCTGATGTTGATAATCCAAGTACTCCCAGAGCTTTCTTGACGTCTCCAGACCAAGACTGAACATCACCTCCACCAGCTGAATTACCGCCTGTTAATGGACTAATAAACTTTTTAATCCAGTCAAACATGCCACCTACTTGACCTTTAATCAATCCTTGTAGTGGTCCACTCTTGTCATTAGATGTTTTATTTTCACCAGATGGTGTACCAACACCAAAGTCTAAGAATGTTGTAGCGCCTTTTTTAGAACGCCCTTGATAAGTATGATAATTACCATCGCCATTCCAGTTATATTCTTCACCGCTGAAACTACCACCTTGTACACCTGTAACCATGGCAACGTGGTTTCCAAATTCTGAACCTGGTCCATATACAGCAACACTACCAGGCTTAGGATTATTAGAATGTCCTACAGGCGCATTAACCCAATCAGCTCCATTTCCTAGTCCGCTAAATAATCCAGGTGCAACACCCATATTTTTCAAACGACTAGCTACGAAACTAACACATTCACGATAGAAATATCCCCAAGGGTCTGCACCTGAATCTTTACCAACAGATTTCCATGGATAATCATCGCCTTTATTACCAGCCGATGCACCATCATTTGAACTATCGTTGGCCATACTCCACAAAGATGACCACCAGTCTTTAGCTTGGTTTTTCACTTTACCAAATAATCCACTGCCTAACCCATTAAACATATTTCCCATGCCTTTAGCTTCTGGGTTGAATGTCTTTTTCATAGTTTCTACAGGATGTGCAACAGCGTCAGTGATAAATCCTAACATCTTAGTAAACTTATCCACGCCATCTTTCATGCCATTCCATGCATTACCGGCTGTTTTGCCTACCCATGAACCAGCACCTTTAATACCGTTCCAGATAGACCCAAGCCAACCTGTTCCAGTAGCAAAGTGTTCGTGTCCCATAATCATGGCTAGTTCTGAAGCATTTAATACTTCAGTTCCAGGCATAAGCAAGCGCTCTGTATTAGTGCCTTGCACAACTTCCATAGCACCATTAGGGTGAATTAGAGCTTCTTTGTTGCCTGTTGCTGGTGAATCTGTTCCATCATTTAGAATAGCCATAGTTGGGCTTGTAATAGCTCGTCTGGCACTGTTAAATACACCAGTACCACTAGCGAACTTAACTTTAGGAATATGACCCAATGCTTCTTTTGGACCACCAAAGTCGTGAATCAAACCGTTGATTCCATCAATACCTGTGTTCGGGATTGAAATAACAGCGTTGATACCTTCTCCAGCAAGTTTTTTCATGCCGTCCCACATTTTACCGAATCCACTGGCAATGGCGTCCCATGTATCACTGAAAACTTTACCGATTTTAGCTAGTACGTCATCAAAGGTGTCTTTCAGAGAGTTAACTCCCTTACTACCAGTCTTTTTGAGATTATTCCAAATATCAGTAAAGAAGTCTGAAATACTGTCCCAAGTTTTAGTCCACCATTTTTTAATAGCATTTAATGTATCATCAATTACATCAGCAAACCATTTAATAATAGGTGTAAAGAAACTTTTTATTCCATTCCAAATACTTTCAAATAGTTTACCTATCGCTTTCCATCCATTGTTCCAAGTTTTTACAATGAAGTCCAATGTGACAGTGAAAATCTTTTTGTAAAAGTTTAACTCAGCTTCTATTAATTTACTAATAGCTTGCCATATAATAGTGAACGCTTTTTTAATAGCATTCCAAGTAGTTATCCATACTTTGTATATAGATTTTAGAGCTGATGTTATGACATTCATGATCGCATTAACAACTGTTTTTGATATTTTTACAAAAATATTGACATAAGCATTCCAAGCTTTTTGGACAGGTTTCCATATGTTAATTAAAAACTTTACAACACCGTTCCACGCATTTGTAATCCATTTTATGATTGAATTGAATATCTTTTTTGTAGGATTCACTAGGGGCCCGAAAATCATCATAGCCAGACCGACCGGAATAGCTAATGCGTAAAGCAATAACTTTCCAAATCCCTTAGCTAATTTAACGACGCCCTGTATAAATGAATTCCATCCTTTGACAAAGCCTTTTACTAATCCATCAAACCACTTACCAATGGCATTTGCACCACTACCAATAGATTTTCCAATACCCTTGAAATAGCCAATAACTTTTTTAACTAAGTCATTAACCGACTTTCTGAATTTCGAGTTATGTTTATAAAGCAGGGCAAAGGCTCCAGCAAAAGGATTAACTATTAATAAAAGTATTTCCTTCCAGTCACTTTTTACAAAGTTGATTACTTTTTTGAAAAATCCTGATACTGTTTTCCATGCTTCACCAAACCATTTCCCGATACCTTTGAAAAAATCAGCTGCACCTTTAACTAATCCATTAACAAAGTTTCTAAACTTTTCATTGTGCTTATACAATTCATATAGCGCAACTCCAACAGCAATAACAGCAGTTATGATTAAAATGAAAACATTTGCTTTCATGAATTTATTCAAAACATTCCAAGCATCTCCTAGATACAAAACAGCTATCTGTACAGTCTCTATTCCGCTAGCTATCAGTTTGAAAACACCAACTACACTTTTAACGGCTATCATCGCCACTGCGATTGATCCTATAACTAGTCCAATGGCTTTCAAAGCATTTTTATGCTTAGCAACTTCTTGTAACGCTTTAGCCAAAGGATTGATATTATTTGAAGCGTTTTGAACATCTCCAACCATTGACTTGAACCCATCAACAATCAAATTAATCACATCACCAAATGTTTCAAATACACCTGATGAGATTGCTCCAATTATTTGGCCTAACGGCTTAGATATTTCAATAACTGACTTCAGAAAGTTGGCAACAGATATATCTAAATTCATAATTGTATCTGAAATGCCACTGAAGTCTAGTTTTTTCTTCAAGTTGTCTGAACTCTTACCAACACTAATAAATCCGTCAGCAACTCCTTGAACAACTTTATAAATTGTTGAGAATGCACCGCTTATTATTGTTCCTGCAAGAACTCCTATGGCATCTGCTATCGGTTTAATAGCTTCAGCAAGTTCTTCAAAAGAGTTTTTTAACTCGCCTATTTTCTTGCCAACTTTGCCATCAGAAACAGTTCCAAGAACCGCTATCTTGAAAGTAGTAGCAAAAGAAGATAATATATGTCCAATAATACCGAATGCCTGAACAATAAATTCTTGAATACCACTAAAAACACCAATAATTGTATTTTTATTCTTATCAACGAATTGTATGAAACCGCCAACTATATTTAGTAATGATCCAAAAGCTTTACCAATACTGTCAGCAAATTTTTTCATACTATCATCACTCGTAATGTGTTGTAAAGCCGTTGTCGCTGATTTGCTCATATCAAATGAGCTTTTCATGACATCACCTGATAATACTTGCAAGCGTGAGTGAAGATACATGCTCATTCCCTGCATTGAGGTCATAGCTTCAGCTGTACCGCCCTTGTACTTCTCACCAAGATAATCTAACGCTTGAGTGAATTGGTCAGCTGAGAGCTTACCTGCAGCACTCATGGCATACAACTCTTTCATCGTCTTACCAGTGGCGTGTTGCATTGCTTCACCAAACATGGGGAATCTGTTAATCATCACAGCCATATCTTCAGCACTAGCTTTACCACCAGCGACAATCTTGGCAAACATTTCACCTGATTCAGATATCTGCGGACCAGTCATGTGTAATGTAGAACCCAAAGCAACAAAGGCATCTGTCCATCTTTTGGTTTCATCAACGTTAGAATGAACGTGATAAAAACTTTGTGCCATTTCATTAATATTTTCGGCAGCATAGATAGAGTGTTGGGACAAATTATTGATATAACTAAGTAACTGCTCACCATCTTTTGGCGCTTCTTCAGTCAACGCATGCCACACGGTTTTCATCGTGTCTTGCTCTTTGTTATACTCCATACCAGCTTCGGTCATTTCTTTAATGCCGTGAGTAATAGCATGAATACCACCAATTAAAGCTTGGGCTGCGAAAGTACCGATCATAATATCTTTCAATCGATGGAACTTATCACCAACATCATGCGCTTGATTTTTCAACGCTCTTAAACCGGTTGAAGCATTATCATTTAGTTCAACTGTTGATGTAATCTTAGATGGGATTTCACGTAATAACTTTTCAAAGTTAACGACCTCACCTTTTTCAGCTTTGGCCAATAACTCTGTCTGCTTTTCTTTAGGTAGTTTATTCAACATTTCCCTAAAGTTGTTAATACCAGCCTTATTGGCTTGTGCTTCAAGTTTGGCGACTAATGGATCACCTTTAAAAGCATCTTTAAACTTTTGATAACCATCTTTACCAGTTTGTTCAGCCTTTTGTTTAAAGTCTGTCCATGTTTTATCTGTCTGGTCGTTGAGTAACAAATCAATATTTATTGAACCATCAGCCATTTATGTTCCTCCTTTCCTCTCTATTTACCGTCTTCAAACATCATGTCGAATATTGAACTCGCATTAGCGGCGAATCCGTCACTTTCTTTTTGCTTATCCAGACAGTAGTAATACTGCATGTTGCTAATGAACTGAGCGCGTTCAGCATCATCTTTATAGCTAGTCAAGTCATCACTACGATATTGCCTAATCTTTTGAATTGGCGTATCAGAACCAAGATTATCAAATAAAGCTTTAAATCTATCCCAATGCATGACGTCAATTTCTTTGTTGAGGTCAATGTTATAAAAATTCAAAAAAGACGCATAAATTGCTCCTGCGTCTTGCTCGTAGTCATAATCAGAAGTTGCTAAAGCACCATCACTTTCAGATGACGCACTATCCTCTTCATCATTTTTTCCATATGGCCCATCATTAATGTATTGAAAAACACTAGAAACAATATCGCCTTTTATAGCAACACTGTCGGTCTCAAATTTATCAATAATGAATAAGTCAAATATCTTAGATACTTTATCTTCATTACTTAAATCTTCTGATTCTAATATGCCAAAGGCTTCAATAACAACGTTAAAAGCTAGGTTAATTCTGTATTCACGATTACCAAGCTTAAACGTCTGTTCTGGGCGCTTGGTAAAAGAAAACATTAGTC